GTTCTTAACGACTCACCTGCTGTAACATACACAACTGGTACAGCAATGACTACAGCAGCTGCTGAAGCATTAGGTGACGCAAGTGGTAATTCATTTGCTGAAATGGCATTCTCAATTGAGAAATCAACTGTGACTGCTAAGTCAAGAGCTCTTAAAGCAGAATACACTATGGAACTTGCACAAGACTTAAAAGCAATCCATGGTTTAGATGCTGAAACAGAATTGGCTAACATTCTATCTGCTGAAATCCTTGCGGAAATCAACAGAGAAGTTGTAAGAACAATTTATACAAATGCAGAAAAAGGTTCACCAGCAGGTCATGTGACTACAGCAGGTGTATTTGACCTTGATACTGACTCTAACGGCAGATGGTCTGTTGAAAGATTCAAAGGTCTTATGTTTAACCTTGAAAGAGATGCGAACAGAATAGCACAAAGAACAAGAAGAGGTAAAGGTAACATTATCATTACTTCAGCTGATGTTGCTAGTGCTCTTCAAATGGCAGGTGTATTAGACTATACTCCAGCTCTTAACAACAATCTAACAGTTGACGATACTGGTAATACTTTTGCTGGTGTTCTTAACGGTAGATTTAAAGTGTACATTGACCCTTATAGTGCAAACTCAGCGTCTGCTCACTACTATGTAGTTGGCTACAAAGGTACTTCACCTTATGACGCAGGTATGTTCTACTGTCCATATGTACCACTACAAATGGTAAGAGCAGTTGGTCAAGATACTTTCCAACCGAAAATCGGTTTCAAAACTAGATACGGCTTACAAGCAAACCCATTTGCTGAAGCTGGAACTGGTGACGCAGCTGTTATTAACGGTGCTGGTTCTGCTAACGCTAACAGATATTACCAAAGAACGCAAGTTGCGAACTTAATGTAATAACTGTTTATACAGTAATACGAAAAAAGGGGGCTTCGGTCCCCTTTTTTTTTGGTCCTCCTAAATGGATAAATAGTATTGTGAAGAAAAAAAGAAGAAATAAGAGGTTAGGTAAAATGTTTTTACAGTATTCATGGATACTAGGTATTGCTGGTGCAATATTTTTAGTCGCTTATTTTACATATCCTGATAAGAAAAATGCTTTAGAATTCATTGAAAAAAGAATAGATGATATTCAAATGCAAAGAGAGATTTTGACTGAAAAGGAAAAACAACTAGAACAATTAGCCACAGAAAAAGAGTGGAAAGAGGTCGACAATGACAACAACAAATAGTTTTGCAAGACAACCTACAAGTTTAGACTATGCAAGTCCAACGCAGTTTAAATTTCAAATATCTAAACTACCAAAAGTAGAATATTTTTGTACGGCTGTTAACTTGCCTTCACTAACAATTAGTGAAACATCACAACCAACACCATTTGTAGATTTACCAATGCCAGGAACTAAACTGACTTATGGTACACTAACTATGACATTTTTGGTTGATGAAAATTTAGAGAACTTCCAAGAGATACATGGATGGATTAGAGGGTTAGGCTTTCCCGAAGATTACCTAGAATATGGTAACCTTGCACAAGCTGGCGCTGACCGTTTTCCTGGTGGGTCAAGTGCAGTATCAACTGAACCAGGTAAAGTTAAATATGGAACAACAAAACAAGGTGCTGTATTTTCAGACGCAACATTGATTGTATTAACAAGTAAAAACAACCCTATTGTGGAGTGTAGATTTAGAGATTTATATCCAACATCTATAGGTGAATTACAATATGACCAACAAGCAACAGATGTACAGTATTTGACAACCACAGTAAGCTTTAATTATAGTAGATTTGATTTTGCAGGTGTTGGTGCTTCAAGCACTACTGTTACAACTTCTTAATCAGACTTTACTTTTTAATGTTTTTGTGATATAATGAAGTGAATATAAGGATAAATTATGGATTTAGAAAAACTACAAGAAATGGCCGACAAAGATTTGGCCATTAATAATACTGAATTAGATTTAGAATCCCTTAAAACTCCTCAATTACATAACAAGTATATGAAACACTATACAAAGTTTAAATTGATGTTGACTAAAGCGGAAACGGATTATAAACAGTTAAAAAAAGACAAATGGGAATATTATACAGGCAAGTCAGACGCTTCAGTCTATGCTCAAAAACCATTTGATTTAAAAATATTAAGAACAGATATAGACAAGTATATCGAAGCAGATGAAGAATTGATACGAGGTAAACAAAAGTGTGAATATCTTTCAACTTGCGTTGACTACTTGGACAAAACAATCAGACAAATATCTAATAGAACTTTTACAATTAAAAATGCTATTGATTGGCAAAGATTTACAAGTGGCGCTGTGTAATGTTTTTATCAAAAATATACCATATAAAAGATAGTATTGTACCACATAGTTTTTGTGATGAGATTATTAGTGATGGTGAGTCACAAAATATTACAAATGCAAATATAAAAGATGGTGATAATAACAATAGAAGCTCAAAGGTATCTTGGTTAGATAATAAAAAATTACAAACATCATTAAGTAACTTGGTTCAATTAGCTAATGATGAAAACAATTGGAACTTTTCTTTAAAAGAATTTGAACCTTTGCAATATACAATTTATAATATAGGCGACCATTATGATTGGCATATTGATAGTCATAAAAAACCATACAATAATGGTTTAATTAGAAAGTTAAGTTTTACATTATGTTTAAATGATGATTATGAGGGTGGTGATTTTAGAATATGTCAACCACATCCTAATCCAGATAAAGTTATAATTGAAACATTTAAACCTAAAAAAGGAAGCATGATTGTATTTCCTAGTCATGTATGGCATAAGGTAAGTAAAGTAACAAAAGGTACTAGAAAGTCTTTGGTGGGTTGGGTAGTAGGAACACAATGGCAGTAGTAAAGTATATTGTACTGGAAAAGAAAGATGAAGTTAATTTGTCTATTGAGGCAGAGGCTGGTATTCGTAGAGATTTATCAGAATATTTTACATTTGAAGTGCCAGGTTTTAAGTTTATGCCACAATATAGAAATAGAGTGTGGGATGGAAAGATAAGATTATATTCTTATCAAACTGGTCAAATATATGCTGGGTTATATCCTTACATTATTAAGTGGTGTAAAGATAATCAAATAGAAGTTGTTGACGGTACTAAAATTAAAGATGTTACTGTTGACGAACAGGCCGTGGATGGTTTTATTAAGGCCTTAAAAATACCATTCGAAGTAAGAGATTACCAAAAGGAGGCATTTATCTATGCAATTAAAAAATCTCGTTGTTTATTGTTATCACCCACAGCTAGTGGAAAATCTCTCATTGTCTATCTTATTGCTAGGTTTAACCTTATTCGGTTAAAAAATAAAAAACAAAATAAGGTATTAATTATTGTACCTACTACATCATTGGTAGAACAATTGACAAAAGATTTTAAAGATTATGGTTGGAATAGTGAAGCTAATGTACACAAAATATATCAAGGACATGATAAAGATACAAATAAAAGAGTAGTTATATCTACATGGCAATCAATCTATAATTTACCAAAAGCATGGTTTAAACAGTTTGGTACTATTGTAGGAGATGAGGCACACTTATTTAAAGCAGTATCACTTACTAAAATTATGTCTAAATTAACAGACTGTAAGTATAGATATGGATTGACAGGTACATTAGATGGTACAAAAACACACAAACTTGTATTAGAAGGATTGTTTGGTACTGTAAATAAAGTTATATCTACTGCCGAGTTACAAGATAAAAAACAATTGGCGGCCTTGAAAATTTACGGTTTGATATTAAATTATGATAGTGGTAGTAGGCAAATGTTAAGTGGTCTTAACTACCAAGAAGAAATGGACTTCCTAGTTAAACATGAAAAAAGAAATAAGTTTATAGTAAATCTATCTTCTAAACTACAAGGCAATACACTATGTTTGTTTCAGTATGTAGAAAAACATGGTAAAGGACTGTTTGAAGATATAACAAAAAAGGCAGAGGATAAAAAAGTATTTTATGTACACGGAGGTGTAGAGGCAGATGAAAGAGAAAATATCAGAGAAATTACGGAAAAGAGTGACAATGCTATTATCGTGGCAAGCTACGGAACCTTTAGTACCGGTATCAATATTCGTAATTTACACAACATTGTGTTTTGTTCTCCTAGTAAATCAAGGATAAGAAATTTACAAAGTATTGGTAGAGGTTTAAGATTAAAAGATGATAATTCAACGGCTACTTTATATGATATTGCTGATGATTTAACATACAAAGAGAAAGAGAATTATACATTATCTCACTTTAGAGAAAGGATAAATATATACAATGAAGAAGAATTTGATTATGAAATCCATAATGTGGAGTTAAACAAATGACAAATATTAAAATAGTTAAACTAGTTAACGGTGATGATATTGTCTGTGCCTTTCCCTCTGACCAATTACCAGAGGACCACGCATTATTAAGAATAACAAAACCGTTTCAAATTAAATACATTCCTCAGTTAACACCTCAGGGATTTAAAGATTATGTGGCATTAGTAAAGTGGACAGCTTATACGAGTGACCATGTTATTACTATTCCAAAAGAAAAGATTATGACAATCACCAACGCAACTGGTGAAATGCAATCGTCATATGTAAATATTATTAGAGATTATAATGTTGTTGATAAAGTACCAGATAGATTAAAGGTACCCAACTATGAACAAGAAAGAGTGAGTGATGAAGATGATAGAAGACTTAATGAAATATTTGATGAGTTTGAAGAAGACCCAACCGTCCATTAAAATTAAAAACAAAGTATCTGTAAGTAATGGCTTAGGAGTTTATCTCTTTGAACCGGAACACCGCTTATTATATACGATTTTTTTACCATGTCAAGCGTGGTTCGGCCATTTAATTAAAAATAATTATGTCAACCTAGGCTTGACTATTTGTGAGGATAATGTATAATGACTACTATGACTAAAAAAACAAAAACACAAAAAGAACATTATGTAAATAATAAGGAGTTTTTGGCTGCCATGATTGAATTCAAAAAGGCAGTACAACATGCTGAAAAGAAGAAATTAGATAGGCCTCCTGTTACAGATTACATTGGTAGTTGTTTCTTAAAGATAGCGAATCACTTATCGTATAGACCTAATTTTATTAACTATACATTTAGAGATGATATGATTAGTGATGGTATAGAGAATTGTTTACAGTATTTGGATAACTTTAATCCAGAGAAATCTAACAATCCTTTTGCTTACTTTACACAAATCATTTATTACGCATTTATTAGAAGAATACAAAAAGAGAAAAAACAAGTAACCATTAAACAAAAACTAATAATGGAACATAATTATGATGATATGAGTTTGCAACCAGGAGAAGATAGGGATTTTAAAAATCAATTTACTGAATTCTTACAAAAGAATACAATAATTGACGAACCAGCTAAAAAAGAAAAAAAGAAAAGAACTACTAAAAAATCACAATCAACCTTGGAATATTTTATTAATGAAGATAGCGTTACTGAATGACACACATTTCGGATGCCGTAATGACTCACCTGCCTTTATAGAATACCAAAATAAGTTTTACAATAACATTTTCTTTCCATACTTGAAAGAACATAACATTGGAACATTGGTACATTTAGGTGATGTTGTTGACAGACGAAAGTTTATAAACCATAATACAGCTCATAACTTTAAAAAAGTTTTTTGGGACAAACTAGATGATATGGTTATTGATACCCATATAATTATAGGTAACCATGACACATATTATAAGAACACAAACGAGGTCAATGCTTTACAGAATCTTAATATTTCTAAAAATGCTAAAATCTATACCCGAGCAACTACTGTTAACCTTGGGGGTATTGATATATTGTTTCTTCCTTGGATTTGTGATGACAACTTGGATGATAGTGTACATGCTATTGACAATACCACTTCGACTATTTGCATGGGTCACCTTGAAATTAAGGGCTTTGAAATGCACAAAGGCGTTTACAATGACCATGGACAAGAAAAATCACAATTCACAAAATTTGAAAAAGTAATATCAGGCCATTTTCATAAGAAGTCAGATGATGGTCGTATCTATTATCTAGGCACACAATACGAAATTACATGGTCAGACTATCAATGTCCTAAAGGTTTTCATATATTCGATACAGAAACAAGAGAACTAGAAAGAATATCTAATCCTTATCGTATGTATAAAAAGATATACTATAATGATAAAGAACAAAACTATTCACAATACGACTTAACAGAGTTTGATAATACTTATGTAAAACTATTCATTGTTAATAAAACAGATGAAGATATGTATAATCAGCTTATAGAGAGAATTTATAATACAATTAGTGTACACGAATTACAGATTATAGAAGACCCGATTGATGTTTCTTCTACAGTAAGAAGTGATATATTGGACGCAGGTGAAGATACACAAACTTTCTTAAACAACTACATTGACCAGGCTGATACTGGTGAATTAGATAAACAAAAATTAAAACAGTTTGCAAGAGAATTATATGGTGAAGCTAGTGAATGATTACATTTAAGAAAATAAGATATAAGAACTTTCTATCTACAGGTAATGTACCAATTGAGGTAGAACTAGATAAAACTCCTACAACATTAATCGTTGGTAGTAATGGTAGTGGTAAATCTACTTTACTTGACGCATTGTGTTATGCTTTGTTTAATAAACCATTTAGAATTATTAAGAAAGACCAAATGGTTAATACTATTAATAATGGTGATACACTTGTTGAAGTAGAGTTTGAAGTTGGTACAAATCAATATATGATTAGACGAGGCATTAAACCAAATCTATTTGAAATATATCAAAATGATAAACTTATAAACCAAGACGCAAGTAATATAGATTATCAAAAATACCTAGAACAAAATATAATGAAACTGAATTACAGGTCATTTATTCAGGTCGTTATTTTAGGTTCCTCATCTTACGAACCGTTTATGAAGATGAAACCAAGATATAGACGAGAAGTTGTTGAAGAAATTTTGGACATAAGAGTTTTTGGCTTAATGGACTTGATTTTGCGTTCCCAACAGAGTGATTTACAAAAAAGTCTTACGGAGGTGAGGCACCAATGTGAGTTAATAAAGACCAAGTATGAAACTGAAGCAAAACACTTAAAGTCTTTGGAAGACCAAGGAACAGACATCCAGGCGCACAAGCAAAAATTGTTAGATAAAAACACACAAGATACACTTGATTATGAACAAAAAATACAAGAACTGAATGAATCAATAGCAGTATCAAAAGAAAAGGTAAAAGACAAACTAAAAGTTGATATGAAGTACAATCAACTACAAAAATTAGAAGCTAAGATAGAAACAAATCTATCATCACACAAAAAGACATTAGAATTTTTTGAACAGAATGATAATTGTCCTACTTGTACACAACCCATAAATGCAGATTTTAAGGAACAAAAATGCAACCACGAACACCAAACCATTTCGAAACTATCAGGCGGCTTGCGAGAGCTCGTAGAAGAACTTTCCAAACAAGAGGAGAAAGTAACGCAGTTTGGCCGGATAACGAACAAGATACAAGAGATGAATGTGGACATAGCCAAGATTCATACAAGTCTGGAAAACATAAAGAAAAATAGTGACCAGATACACCGTGATATTTCAATGGCACAAAACAATGATATTGAAAGTATCAAAGAAGATTTAGTTAATATGTCAGTACAATTAAAAGAAGCTGAAGAAGAACTAAACAAAGTACAAGAACAAAAGAAGTATGTGGATGTATTAAGAGAAATACTAAATGACAAAGGTGCTAAAGCACAAATCATTAAGAAGTATTTACCTATTATGAACCAGTTGATTAATCAACACTTACAATCTATGGATTTTTATGTTAACTTTAATTTAGATGAAGAATTTAACGAAACAATAAAAAGTAGATTTAGAGATACTTTTAATTACAATAGTTTTAGTGAGGGTGAGAAAATGAGAATTGACTTGGCCTTACTTTTTACTTGGCGACAAATCGCTAAGATGAAAAATAGTACAAATACCAATCTATTAATGTTAGATGAAATATTTGATAGTAGTTTAGATGGTCAAGGTATGGACGACTTCTTTAAAATTATCAAACAGTTTGAGAAAGAAAACATCTTTATTATATCTCATAAAGGCGATATATTATTTGACAAGTTTACTAATATTATTAAATATGAAAAATATAAAAACTTTACGAGGTTACAACAAACATGAAAGAACTAAAATTAATACCACCAAGCGACCCTAGAGTCAACAATGCAATTGCACCATTTGTTGATGAAATGTTAAAAGACGAAGGATTTAAAGATAGAAAAGAATTAGTAGAAGCTATGTTTTTCTCTATGGAAAAATACCATGGTATAGGTCTATCAGCAAACCAAGTAGGTTTACCTTTTAATATGTTTGTAGTTGGTGGTCATCCACAAATAGAAAATGGTATGAAGTTATCTTGTTTTAATCCTATGATTATAGAATCAAGTGAAGAAACTATAATGATGAAAGAGGGTTGTTTAACTTATCCGTTCTTGTTTTTAAACATTAAAAGACCAAGAAAGATTACCTTAAAATATACAGATGAAGACGGTGAACTAAAAGAGGCCAAACTTGATGGTATGATGAGTCGTATTGTACAACATGAATATGACCATATGTTAGGCAGAAACTTTACTGAAAGAGCAAGTAAGTTAAAGATTGACGCAGCTATGAAAAAGCGTGATAAGATGTTAAAAAGAATTAAGAAATACCAAGAAGCTGAAGCCAAAATGAATAAGGCTTGACATTTTTAATACTTTAGTGTAGGATAGTTATATTATGAGTTACAGTTGGAATAAAGATATGTCGATAGATGACCAATGGCAAAGTTGGCAAGACAATACAGATTTGTCTAAAATACCAGATATTGATACAGAAACATTAAAACAAACAATCATTAAAGATTTGACCTTTGTATCAGCTATGACGGTACAAGAGTACACACTTTATCAAAAATTTCAGGAAGTAAAGTTTAGATATCCAACAGTAGAAACAAATAGTTTCTTTGATGATAAACCTGCTATGTTAAGACCTGAACAGGCAACAGTTATACAAGAAGTAAAGAATAACTTTTGGTTACCAGATGACCCCGAAGAATACTTAAATTTACAACCAGAATTAGTTTGGACAGATGGTGCTGAAGTACAATCACATACAAATGCTAAAGGTTCTGAAGTTTGGAACGCATTGAGAACATTTTTATCTACCATGAAAAACAATAGTAACATTGGTAGAAATCTTAACTTTTTAGTTAGAGATAAAGTAACACAGAAATACCTAGGTGTTATCTGTATGAGTAGTGACTTTTTAGACCTTACACCTAGAGATGAATATATTGGTTGGGAGAGAGAAGCTAAAACTCAAAGAATGATTAATCATACTTGCATTGGTAGTACAATTGTACCAATACAACCACTTGGATACAATCTGGTTGGTGGTAAACTACTTGCTTTATTGTGTTTATCAGATACAGTTGAACAGACATGGGAACATCAATATAAAGATAAACTAGTTGGTGTAACAACAACAAGTCTATATGGTAAGACAAAGACTATACCACTATCACAATATGATAGATTAAAACATTGGAAGAAAATGGGTTGGACAGCTGGTTCAGTATCATACGAACCAGAGAAAACAACCAATACCATGATACAACAATGGTTAATGAAGAACCACACATACAAATACTTTGAATGGTATGTTGCAAAGAAACCTAGTGGTCAGCCTCATAAGAGAGACCATAGAAATAGAAGTAGAGCATTTACATACAGTAAACTAGGTATTGATAAGAAACTACAAAAGTCTGAACATGCCAGAGGTATCTATTTTGGTGAGTTATTTACAAATACAAGAGAATTTTTAAGAGAAGAAACTAATACGACAGGTCTGACAAGAGCATTTGACAATTCAGTTGAAGCACTTACAGATTTATGGAAGACCAAATATGCTAGAAAACGAATAGCTAGTTTGAAGAAACAAGACCGTGTTTCAAAGGAAACACATTTCTATGACGATATTATTTTCTTGTCATGGGAAGAAACCAAAGCAAAATATTTACCACAGGTAGGGAGATAATTACCATGAGTGAAGGACAACTAGAATTAGAATTAGGTACTGTAACAAACGAAAATCATAAATACAAGAAAATTAGCGACCTGGATATGTACCAAAAGGTTGCTTTAACAACGGCAATATATCCGAGAGAACAGGCCATTATTTACCCAACATTGGGTTTGACCGGTGAAGCAGGCGAAGTTGCGAATAAAGTAAAGAAGATAATAAGAGATGGCTCAGATAGTAAAGATGAAAAACTGGTGTCTGAAATCAAAAGTGAAATTGGCGATTGCCTTTGGTATATCGCTGTATTGGCTAATGATTTTGACATTAAGTTATCCGACATTGCAAGCGCTAATATAGAAAAATTAGCAACCAGAAAATCAAAAGGAACTATACATGGTTCCGGTGACAACAGATGAAACACAGAGTTGTTATCGTAACCGGTGGTTTTGACCCCCTACATTCAGGACATTTAGAATACCTAAAATGTGCCAAAGCATTAGGTGAGGTATTGATAGTTGGACTAAATTCAGATGATTGGTTAAGTCGTAAAAAAGGTAAGTCTTTCTTACCATATTATGAAAGAGAACAAGTATTATTGAATTTAAAAGCTGTAGATAATGTAATAAACTTTGCTGACCATGACGATACAGCCATAGAAGCCATACTAAAAGTCAAAAGATTTTATCCAAATGCTAAGTTAATCTTTGCAAATGGTGGTGACCGTAAAGACGATAATATACCAGAATTAGAACACTTTATTGATGAGGAGTGGATTGATTTTGAGTTTAATGTTGGTGGTTCCAAAAGCAATTCATCATCTAGCATACTTGAAAAATGGGCTGATAATCGCACGGAGAGACCATGGGGTTACTACCGAGTATTACATAATGACAAAGATGTCGTAAAGGTAAAAGAACTGGTGGTTGAACCAGGTAAGTCTTTATCTATGCAACAACACAAATACAGAGCTGAACATTGGTTCATTTCATCTGGTGTAGCTACAGTTTATACTATCAATAAAGCATCCACAGATTACGAATTACAAGGACACTACAAAATGTTTGATAATTTACATATTAAAAGAGGTGATTGGCATATGTTATCAAACGAATCAACCGAATCGTTGCGAATCGTGGAGATTCAATATGGTTCCGAGTGCTCGGAAGACGATATTTTGAGAAAATAATCAAAATTTAGCTGCGACAAACACGCTTTTATTTTGTGTGTATTCGTAAACCATTGATTTTACTCGCTTTTTAATTTAAAAAAAAAGCAGAAATAGGCTTGACTTATTGATTGTTTTCCTTTATACTATCCAGTATATGATGAAAAAGGACACAAACACTATGAATTTAGAAGTAAAATCTAATCTAGCAAAATTACTTGCTAACGAAAATATTACAATTCAACACAACAATGTTAAGACAGCTTCTTTTGATGTTAAGAACCGTGTCCTAACTCTCCCTATATTTAAAGAAAAATCTGGTGATGTTTATGATATGTTGATAGCACATGAATGTGCTCACGCATTATGGACTCCATATTCACAATGGAAAGGCATTGAAGACTCTGAATTGAGGTCATATGTCAATGTATTAGAAGATTGTAGAATTGACCACCTTATTCAAGCAAAATATCCTGGTGTTGTTAGAAACTATCAGAATGGTTTTGATATACTAGAAAAACAAAATTTCTTTGGTATTTCTGGTAAAGATATCAATAAAGAATTTATGATTATTGACAAGATTAATTTAAGGTCAAAATCATTACAAAGAATGCCTTTCATTTTTACTCCTAAAGATAACGAATGGTTAGCTAAAGTTGACGCTCTAAAAACTTTTGATGATGTGTTGACTTTGGCTAAAGAAATGTTAGATTGGCAAAAAGAACAAGTTGAACAAATGCAAAAATTACCAGACTTCGATAGTCATCCACTTGCAAAAAGTTATGAGCTTGCTGATGATGAAGATGACTTTGATGACTTTGATGATGAGCAAGATGGCAACGGTGACGGCGAAGGCAATGGTTCAGATACTAAAGAATCAGATGATGACGCTGACGAAAAAAATGATTTCAATAACTTTGGTGACCAAAAAGCAGATGATGAAAAAGACAGTAATCAATCTGGTGGTCAATCAAGTTCAAAATCAGAAGCAGAAAAATCAGATGACGGTAAAGAAGCAGATAGATTTGCTAAAGGTGCCGGCGGTGGTAATTCTATGAAAAAACTTAAATCTATTACAGACGATTCATTTAATCAGAAGCAAGAAGAATTGCAAGATAAAAAATCTAAAGGTTTTAGATATGGTAAGATACCAACACCAAATCTTGGTAAAGATGGTAACTTAACTTCTTGGAAGACTTTTCTTTCAGACATGGAAAAATATAAAGTTAAATCTTTGGCAAGTTATTCAGGTACTTTTAAGTATGTAGAATACCTTGACAGAAAATTCAAAGAGTTTACTAAAGAAAACAAAAAAACTGTTATGTATCTTGTTAAAGAATTCGAAATGAAAAAAGCTGCTACTGCTTATAAAAGAGCAAGTACAGATAAAACTGGTATTATTGACCCATTGAAATTGCCTCAATATCAATACAACGAGGACATATTCAAAAAGTTAACTATTATTCCTGATGGCAAAAACCACGGTATGATGATGTTACTTGATTGGTCTGGTTCAATGTCAGATGTATTATTCAATACTGTAAAACAATTAATCAACCTTGTTGAGTTTTGTAGAAAAGTTAATATACCTTATGAAGTTTATTTCTTTACAAGTGAAAGAAGCTCATACGATAGTGAAGATAAAACAAAAGGTTTTATACACAATAACGGTGATTGGTTCTTTGAAAACTTCCACCTTGTAAATTGTTTATCTCACAGAATGAATAAGAAGCAAGCTGACCTTGCATTGAAAACTTTATTTCACATGGGTATGTATTTTGATGATAGATATTCAGGCAGTTGGAGAATGAGGAATTATGATGAAGATACTTTAGCTGCTTCAGAAAATTATGGTCTACCTAGTAAATACTATCTTGGTAATACACCATTAAATGAATCACTAATCTATATGGACAAGTTGATACCAATGTTTAGAAAAAAATATGGTATTGAGAAGATGACTTTTATTACTCTTACAGATGGTGCTGGTAACTCTCCAAGAGGTAAGATTTATGGTAATGATATAAACCCATATGAAGATGAAGAATATTACAGACAAAAAGTTTATCAGATTGGTAAATCAAAGTTTGTTGGTGAATATGGTAATTTTACTGAAAAACTATTAGAACATTTACAAAAAGCACACAAGTGTAATGTGATTGGTTTCTATGTAGTTAAAAGAGTTAAAAGATGGGATATTGAAAAGTATATCAATAACTATAAAGACTATGCTGATAAGGTTGCTCAATACAATAGAATGAGAAAAGAATTAACTAGAGATAAAGCAATAGCTGTCAATGCTGATGGTTATAATAAATTCTTTATACTAGACGGTAAAAAACTTTCTGTAGAAAGCTTTGATATGGGTAATGTTGAAGTTAAGAAAGGTACTGCCGGAGAATTAAAGAAAATCTTTGGTAAATCAATGGCGAATCGATTGGTTTCCAGAGTAGTTTTAAACAAATTTATCAAGGAGGTTGCATAAAAATGGCAATTAATTTGATAAAAGTTAGGAAATCGTTACCTGGTAACGAAAAAAAAGTGAAAAAAATCGTATATAACGCTTGCCTTTTACAGAAAAGGCCTGTATAATATACCTATATTAACAATGAAGAAGGACATAAACACTATGCTAAACACTAAACAACAAGAGTTCGTTGACTTTGCTATTAAAAAGTTTGGTTCAAACGAATTGACTACTGCTCAATTAAAAGAAGCAAATGCCAATTTTGGTTGTAAATATGCACCACAATGGCTAATCAAAAATGCCGATTTCAAAATCGGTAAATCATTATTTAAATTACCGAGTGAAGGAGATTTCGCTACGAATGTTAAAGTCGAATCTAAAGGCGAGGCTGAAAAAGTTTTGACAACTAAAGCACCTGAAACTGCTACAGTATCAGAAGCTGCTTATGTAGTTTCATCTTTAACTGGCGACATTGTTCCTAAAAAGGATCCTGTGTTCGTTTCATTTGGTAATTATCCTGATGTAAAATCAATTATCAAATCTAAGATGTTCTATCCTGTATTCATTACTGGTTTATCTGGTAATGGTAAAACTATGGGTGTTACTCAAGCATGTGCTGAGAATAAAAGAGAACTGATTAGAGTTAACATTACTATCGAAACAGATGAAGATGATTTGTTAGGTGGTTACAGACTTAAAGACGGTCAAACTGTATGGCAAAACGGTCCAGTTATCGAAGCCATGGAGAGAGGCGCTGTGCTTCTTCTTGATGAGATTGACTTAGCGTCTAACAAGATTATGTGTTTACAACCTATCTTGGAAGGCTCTGGTGTCTTTGTTAAAAAGATTAACAGATTTGTAAAACCTGCCAATGGTTTCAATGTTGTTGCTACTGCCAATACAAAAGGTCAAGGTAGTGATGACGGTAAATTTATCGGTACTAATGTTCTTAACGAGGCGTTCCTTGAAAGGTTCCCAATTACTTTTGAACAAAGTTATCCAAGTGTTGCTATCGAGCAAAAAATCTTGATGTCAACTTACAAGCAATCAACTGGTAAATCAGATGATGATTTCTGTAAGAAGTTGGTAACTTGGGCTGATGTAATCAGAAAGACCTACTTTGACGGTGGTGTTGATGAGATTATATCAACTAGAAGATTAGTCCACATCATTCAAGCGTATGCTATCTTTGGTAAAAAGATGAAAGCGGTTGAAGTCTGTACAAACAGATTTGATGATGATACAAAGAATTCATTTATTGAATTATATACAAAGGTTGACGCTGGCGCTACTGCTGAGCAGATAAGCGAAGAAGCTAGACAAGCGGATATAACTTCACAAATGGATGACAATGATAGTGAGTCAGATGACGATAGCGCCATCTAAATCTATCAATCATAGTGTAAGTCCTTGGTGGAGGGGTAGTGCCCTCCACCTTTTTACACTATCAAGGGAGGAGGTAATATAGAATGAGTATAACTGTAGAAGTTAGAGGCGGTAACCTTGAAAAAGCTATGAGAGTTTTGAAGAAAAAGGTTATGAAAGAGGGTATTGTAAAAGAGTTAAGAGCTAGACAATACTATCAAAAACCGTCAGAAATAAAGAGGGAAAAGAAAAAAGAAGGCATAAAGAATTACAAAAAGAAGATGAAAAAACTGGAACAGGAAAGATAGAATTCCATGCCTGTGCTTATAATATGAATAAATAGTGATACCAGGCAACTCGTAAGACCTGGGGCGTGGAGGGTAGCTTGACCCATGCATAAGCAGAATTACAAGCCGCAGTTAGGTGGTTCTGAGATAACAAAACCACCACCTAATTCGGGCTCATTGGTCTTCGTAGCACTACGGTGATAGGCTTAGTAAGATAAGTTAGTATAATGAGGGTGAGACCTACCTCAGCCCACCAAAATTTAGGGGCGCTAGCGTTAACCTAAATGTGTTTGTTTGGCATTTGCGCCTGGTTCAACACTCAAAAGAACTTAAGCTGCGGCTCGATTTTGGTAGTTTTTTATAGCCTCTAATATACAAAAAACTACCACTTGAAATATGAAATATAATGACTATATAAATAACTATGATACGCTCATAAGAGGTATCAAATTTAACTTGCTTAAAAAAGGAGATTAAAATGACAAATCACAAAGCAATTCAATCAATCTTTAGTAACTTACAACCGTTTACCGTGGGGTTTGACGAGATGTTTAACCATCTTGATTACTTACACAATCATATTCCACATATGACAGCGGACAAATATCCACCATACAATATTGTAAAGACAGGTTCTTTATCATATGACATTGAGGTGGCATTAGCTGGATACAGTAAGAAAGATGTATCAGTAAATTACGAGGATAATGTACTTAAAATCGAATCAGTAAAGAGTAAAGATGAAAAAGAAGTTGAAGACAATGACGGTGTATTACACAAAGGCATTGCTAAAAGAAACTTTATGAAACACTTTACAATTGCTGATGATATGGAAGTTAAAGGTGCTGAATTAAAAGATGGACTTTTAAAAGTATCTTTAGAGAAGATTGTTCCAGACCATAAAAAAGCTAGAACTATCAATATAAAATAACATTTTAAACTATTGGCGTCCTAGGCTTGACATTAGGACGCCTTTAGTGTATTATGTGTAACATGAACAAATGCGGAAGTAGTATAAAAGTAACACACTTGGTTTCCAACCAAGAGAAGATTGGGCAGTACAATCCTTCCGCTCCAATTAATTATGAAACGGAGATTATATAATGAACATAAGTAGTGATACAGTTGCTATTCTGAAAAACTTTTCAGATATTAACCAGAACATCTTGGTTAAGCCAGGCAATCAACTTCAAACTATTTCAACACTAAAAAATATATTAGCACAGGCTGATGTATCAGAAAAGTTTGAACAAGAGTTTGCTATCTACGATTTACCAGAATTTTTGAGGGCTGTTGACTTGTTTGATAAGTCAGACCTTGCATTTAATGGTGGTCAAAATCTAACCATTAAAGATAGTAATAGTAAACAAGCAATTAAATATTATTTTGCAGACAAATCGGTTGTAGTTGCACCGACTAAAATGATTACCATGCCTGATAAGTATGTAACATTTTCTTTGAAAAAAGATGTCTTTGAAAAATTAATGAAAGGTGTAACGACACTTAATTTACCAGACATTGCTGTGACAGGTGATGGTTCAGAGATTAAACTAGTTGCTACTGATAAGAAAACACCATCATCAAATGACTATTCATTTGTTATTGGTGAAACTGATAAGACCTTTAAAGCTTATTTTAAAACTGAAAACTTTAAAATGATTAAAGATGATTATGATGTAGCCATATCTTCACAAAAGATATCTCACTTTATCAATAGAAATAAACCAATACAGTATTGGATTGCTATTGAGCCAGATAGTGAATTTTAAATTATGAAACAATTGAGGATTATATCATGTCAGAATACCTATGGGTCGAGAAATATCGACCAAAGAAAATTAGTGAGTGTATATTAAGTGAAGACATTAAGAATACATTTGCTGAATTTCTAAAACAAAAAGAAATACCTAATCTGTTATTGGCTGGTACGCAAGGTACCGGTAAGACTACAGTTGCTCGTGCTTTATGTGAGGAACTTGGTGCAGATTATATTATCATAAACGGTTCAGATGAAGGCCGTCAGATTGATACATTAAGAAACAAGATTAAGAACTTTGCTTCTACCGTATCATTAACTGAACATTCAAATCATAAAGTGGTGATTATTGACGAGGCAGACTATATGAATGCCGAATCAGTACAACCTGCTTTAAGAAACTTCATTGAAACATTTTACAAAAATTGTAGATTTATCTTTACTTGTAATTACAAGAACAAGATTTTACCTGCTTTACATAGTAGATGTACCGTAATCGACTTTGCTATCAAGAACGGACAGAAAGTCAAGACAGCACAGGCATTATTAAAAAGACTTGGTAAAGTCCTTGATGATGAGCAAGTTGAATATGATAACAAAGTATTGGCTGAACTAATACAAAAATACTATCCTGATTTCAGACGGACTATCAATGAACTTCAAAGATATTCCGTTAGAGGTAAGATTGATAGTGGTATTTTGTTTAGTTTATCTGAAGCAAATACAAAAGAACTTGTCAAAGTCTTAAAAGAAAAAAGATTTAATGACATGCGTAAATGGGTTATTGACAATCTTGATAAAGAACCATCATCATTGTTTACTACCATATACGAACTAATGTATAATGCTTTAGAAGCTTCTTCTATACCTCAATCAATATTAATCATTGCTGGTTACCAGTACAAGTCTGCTTTTGTGGCAGACCAAGAGATTAATATGGTTGCGTGTTTGACGGAGATTATGGCTAATTGTAAGTTTAAATAGAGGTCTATCATGTATGAATTGAAAGACTATCTTAAAGCTATCAATGAAACTAAAGAACCATTACTAGACACAGATGATATTGTGTGGGAGAAAAAGTATCCTACATTTATCATTAACAGATGTTTGTCTATGTTCTATGATACAATCATGCATAGTAACGAGATGAATGGATTACATTTCCTACCAAAACGGATGCAATTCCACTATTTTATAAATAGTATCCGAAAGAAGAAGCGATTTGGTGGGAAGTGGCTATCACAAAAGAAAGTCAAAGACCTTGAAGTAATAAAAGAGTATTATGGTTATAGTAATCAAAAGGCTAAAGAAGCTCTTAACCTACTTTCAGACGACCAAATTGAATTTATAAAAATTGGCCTGAAAAAAGGTGGGAGAAAAAAATGAGTGAAGATACTATAAATTGGTCGCAAAGTGATATGCTAGAAGTCACTATCAAGCAACCGGACGATTTTCTAAAAGTCAGAGAAACCCTAACTAGAATTGGTGTTGCAAGTCGTAAAGACAAAACACTATTTCAGAGTTGTCATATTTTACACAAACAAGGTAAATATTACATTACACACTTCAAGGAGTTATTTGCCCTTGATGGTAAGAACTCTACTTTAACAGAAAACGATATACAAAGAAGAAATACAATAGCATTATTACTACAAGACTGGAATTTAATAGAGGTAGTTAATACTTCTTTAGTTGAAAACAAGGCACCATTAAGTCAAATCAAAGTATTACCATTTAAAGAGAAGAGTGAATGGAATATGGTCGCTAAATATAATATAGGCAAAAAACCAGAAGATAGTAAAAGTGCAAGTACAACCGTTTAAAAATTACCTAGAAGAGGCTACAGGCGATAAAAAGTTTTTGCGTCTGCTTATCATTACAGATGAGCCAGATAATGCAAAAGAATTTCATACTGCCGATAGACTACAAGAAGAATGTAAGAAGTTAAACTATCCGTTTTACCTCTTCAAACTTACTGGTGGTTATACAACTTTAGAGGACGGTGTTCGTAGATTTCATAACAAAGACGATAAAAAAGGTTTTGAAGTTGGTGCCATGACAGTTGCTATTGTTCGTGGTAGTATTACAAGAAAAGATAGTTGGTTAGACCTTGTGTCTATACTTGAAAGAGCCAATGCAACACTTGTAAATCCAAGAACTACAATTAATATTTGTGCAGACAAATATAGAACAGCATTAAGACTTGCAGATTATGGTTTAACACAACCATTGACCAAGTTAATTAGTGACCCCGAAAAATCTAATGAACAAGTAGAAGAATCAGGTATTAAGTTTCCTCTTATTATGAAAACATTGAGAGGTAGTAAAGGTGTTGGTGTATTGTTTGTCGATAGTCCAAAAGGTTTAGATTCTATTGTACAACTTATTCACAAACAAGATGAAGACGCTGACCTATTAATACAAGAATATATTAAGACAGAATATGATGTTAGAGTACATGTATTAGGTGGTAAAGTATTGGCTGCTATGGCAAGACCAGTTATTGAAGGAGATTTCAGGTCAAATGTATCGCAAGGTTCAGTACCTAAAAAGATTAAATTAACTGAACTAGAAATAGAAGAAAGTTTAAAGGCTGCTAAGGCAGTTGGTGGTTATTGGACTGCTGTTGATTTTATACCTAGTAAGAATAGAGATAGTAAACCACCATATTTTCTTGAAGTAAACTCTTCACCAGGTACAGAGGGTATTGAAGACGCTACAGGTATGAATATTGCAAAAGAAGTTATTACACACTTTGCAAATAAAGAAAATAGATTTACTGTACCTACAGAGTGTGGGTATAAAGAAATTTTGACTATAAAACCTTTTGGTGAATTAGTATCAAAATTTGATACGGGTAATTCAGGCATGCCAGTTATACATGCTGATAAATTTAAAATAAACGGAAATAAAATTACATGGTCTCTATTAGATAAAACTATTACAAGTGATATTGTTCGTAAAGAAGATATTAAAGTAGGTGGTTTGAGAGATTATGATGAAGACCGATATGTCGTAAAACTAGATGTAGAATTTGCCGGTGGTTTCTATAAAGATGTAGAATTTACCATTGACGATAGAGAAGATAGAACACCTATTCTTCTTGACCGTGCATTTATGAAAAAATTAAATGTCATGGTAAACCCACAAAGAAAGTATGTGATAACAACTAAATATAGTTTAGATTAGGAGATAATATGAGTGAAGTGAAGTTATTAAGATTGAGTACAGGTGAAGATATAATTGCCAAAGTAGGAGAAAACGACCAAGGTGTAAGTTTAAACAAACCGTTTGTAATTATACCACAACAAAAGGGTCCAGGTCAACCCATTCAACTAATGATGTCATTGTATAATGCGTTTGGAAAAAGCGATACAGTTACGGTTGCAAAAGATAAGATTGTCTTTATGACAGAACCGAAAGATGATATCAAATCAAATTACGAAGCAAACACAAGTAAGATAATTACTAAACCATCAGGACTTATAACAGAAACTAATTTGCCAGGGTAACACCAATGGTAAAAGTTAATTTTGTTAGAGAGAGTGGTGAAACACTATCAACAGAGGTACCTGTTGGTTACACCATCATGGAGGCAGCTAAACAACTGGATTTACCAGAGATACCTGCTGATTGTGGTGGTTGTTGTGCATGTGCGACTTGCCATATCTATGTAGATATGTTACAATGGCCACAGTTAAAGATAGAAGAGAACTCTTTAGAACAAGAGTTGTTGGAATATGAAAAAGGTTATACAGACAAGTCAAGATTGGCATGTCAGATACAACTAAATGATGAATTAAATAATGTAACGGTGAAATTGAGAAAAGATGAACTTCTATAAAAATGTAATTGAACACAAAGGTAAACTTCTTATTCGTGGTGTCTTAAACGGCAAAGAGTATAAAGAAAAGATTGATTTCGGTCCTACTTTATATTGTCTGACACAAGAGCATTCAGTTTATAAAACACTACAAGGCCAGTTTCTAAAACCTATTGAGTTTACTAATATAAGTGCAGCTCGTAGATTTCGTAAAGAAGTTGCCACACAAAATTCGCCAGTATATGGCCTAGAAAGATATCACTATCAATATATCGGTCAAGAATATCCAACCGAGATTGAGTGGGATAAAGAAAATATTAAAATCTTTACCCTTGATATCGAAACAACTTGTGAAGGAGGTTTTCCAGATGTCGAAGACCCACAAGAACAGTTGTTATGTATCACAGTAAAGAATCAATCTAATAAACAAATCATTACATGGGGTGTTGGTAAGTTTGTAACTGACCGACCAGATGTAACTTATGTCGAATGTAAAGACGAAAAACAATTGATGTTTGAGTTTATGAAATTCTGGATTAAAAATTATCCAGATGTTATCACAGGCTGGAACACCAAGTTTTTTGACTTACCATATTTGATGAATAGAATTAAACTGATTGCAGGTGATAAAGTTGCAAACAGAATGTCGCCTTGGAATTTAATCAATAGAGGTGAAGTTGTTACACATGGTAAAGTACAAACTGTTTACAATCTATATGGTATTTCTATGTTAGATTATCTTGACTTGTATAAGTGGTTTATTCCTACAAGACAAGAGAGTTATAGACTAGACTTTATTGGTGAACTAGAACTTGGTCGTGGTAAAGATGACGCAGGTTATGATACATTTAAAGATTGGTATACAAAAGACTTTCAATCGTTTGTTGATTACAATATTCAAGATGTTGAAATCGTTGACGCCTTAGAAGATAAACTAGGTCTTATTGACCTGTCACTTACTGTTGCATATGATTCAAAGGTAAACTATGATGATATATTCTCACAAGTTAGAGTGTGGGATACCTTGATTGCAAATCATCTTATGCAAAAGAATATATGTGTACCGCCAAGAGAAGAGAATAGTAAAGAAACAAAATACGAAGGCGCTTATGTAAAAGAACCAATCATTGGTGGCCATGACTGGATTGTTTCGTTTGATATTAACTCTCTATATCCACATATTATTATTCAATACAATATTTCGCCTGAAAAGATACTTGGTGAATCATCACACGGTGTCAATGTTAATAAAATGATTGACATGAAAGTACCACTTAACTATCTTAAAACAGAGGGTGCATGTTTAACACCAAACGGTGCCAAGTTTAAGAATGATAGTCAAGGTTTTCTTCCTGAAATGATGGAGAAAATGTACAATGAAAGAGTTGTATTCAAACAAAGAATGTTGAAGGCGAAAGCCGAGTATCAAAAGACTAAAGACCCTAAACTTGTCAAAGAGATTGCAAGGTGCCACAATATTCAATGGTCAAAGAAGATTGCCTTGAACTCAGCTTATGGTGCAGTTGGTAATCAATACTTTAGATACTATGATGTACGACAGGCAAGTGGTATTACAACGGCTGGTCAGTTTATTATTCGTTTCATTGAGAAGAAAGTGAATGAATATCTAAATCAAATACTACAAACAAAAGGTGAAGTAGATTATATTGTTGCGTCTGATACTGATAGTATCTATGTTCGTTTTGGTAAACTAGTAGAGAAAACTTGTGAGGGTAAATCGAGAGAACAGATTATTGATTTTCTTGGTAAGGTCTGTGACAATAAGATTGAACCATATATTGAAAAGTGTTTTGAAGAGTTAGCAGATTATTCTAATGCATTTAAAAATGCCATGGTAATGAAACGAGAAGTAATTGCCAACAAAGGTATATGGGTTGCAAAGAAAAGATATATGTTAAATGTTCTTGATGACGAGGGTGTTAGACTTGCCGAACCTAAACTTAAACTTATGGGTATTGAGGCAGTTAAATCATCTACACCACAAGTTTGTCGTGGTAAGATTAAAGAGGCAATCAAGGTCATCATGGGTAAAGAAGAAACAGATTTACATAAACTTGTTGCAGATTTTAGAAAAGAGTTTATGACATTGCCGGCAGAATCAATTGCCTTTCCTAGAAGTTGTAACAATCTTAAAAAGTATAGAGATAGTGCAAACATCTTTATCAAAGGCACACCAATACATGTGAAAGGTGCATTGGTTTATAACTATCAAATACATAGACTTGGTCTACAAAGTAAATATCCTCTCATACAAGAAGGAGATAAGATTAAGTTTATTAAATTGAAGGCTGCTAATCCATTTAAGTTTGATGTGATTAGTTATATGACAACTCTACCTGAAGAGTTTAAACTACAAGAGTATATCGACTATGATATACAATTTCAAAAGACTTTCCTTGACCCTATGCGTTTCATTCTGGATGCTGTGAATTGGAAAGATGAACCACAAGCAACATTGGAGGCATTCTTTGGATAATCCTGTTAACATAAGCGGACAATTACTAGAGGACAAAGTTGAAGCTTATTGTAGAGAAAATAACATTAGTTATAAAAGAGCCAGGTCTGGCGAACATGCAATAGATTTTATTATTGAAAGTAGTAGAGGTAAAATATTTGCCGATTGTACTAATCAAAATTCAGGTGGTAGTGTAGAAGAAAAATTACCACACAAACTATGGAAATACTTTAAGAAATATCAATATAGAAATGTGTACATTATAAAAGGCGACCATAAAATATCTAAAAGTGTATTAGACCATTGTAATGAAATGGCAAGAGGATATAATTTCGATTTACATTTTGTAAACTATGAACAGTTTACGAATAACTTAACAGCTAAAGAGGAGAGTTTCTTTGGCTGATTTCCCAACCAAAAAATATGGAGTTATATATGCAGACCCTCCGTGGTATTTTAAAACGAGGTCAGATAAGGGAAAGGATAAAAGTCCTGAAAGACACTATCCTTGCATGCCTCTTGCTGACATTATTCGGTTACCTGTTGACCGAATTGCTGAGGACAATGCAGTCCTCTTAATGTGGGTTGTTGACCCTATGTTAGACCAGGCGTTTAAAGTTATAGACGCCTGGGGTTTTAAGTACAAGACAGTTGGTTTTACATGGGCAAAAACGAATCGAAAGAAGTTAGGATTTTTTACTGGTTTAGGATACTGGACAAGAGGTAATCCTGAAATGTGTTTACTTGCAACAAAGGGTAGACCGTCAAGAAAGGCCATGGATGTGGCACAATTAGTGGTATCACAAAGAGGTAAACACTCCGAAAAACCACTACTACATAAAGAAATAGAAAGACTTGTGGATGGTCCATACATTGAATTATTTGCAAGAAAAAAACCTTATGATAATTGGGACTATTGGGGTAACGAAGTTTGAGCTTGACATTAGCGATACTTTCTGTTATAATGATACTCTTATTACCAACAATTTTATTATGGATATGGAACAATGAAGACCCTAAGTAGAGAACATGCCTTACATGTGGCTAATATATTCTCAGACTACTTTGATAAGTTTAGTCGTATAGACCAGTATATGCGTGACCAGAAAATGGCACAGATTGAAACTATACCGACTTCTCTACCAGGTATGGGTTTAGATACAGAATTATTTGACGATTTTAC